ACGTTTAGCTATGTGTGGTATAACTTTCTTCTTTAGATCAGCAAGACCTTCGATTGATTGCATGAAGTTCTCTACTGCTTGCTTTGCTTCCTTCTGTTTGACCTTGAGTATCTGTGCTACCTTGGCATTACCTGCCCCTAGTAAGAACGCATAGATAAAAGTCTTAGCCATATCTCTAGTAACGTGTGACATACCTAGAGCCTTGCGGTTGAGGTTGTGTATGTCTGTCTCATCTTCCTTTCTTCCTGACACAATAGCGTGTACGTATTCCTCTGACTTCATCAGGTGTGCAAGCACACGTAACTGGATACCTTCAGCGTCTGTACCTACCAAGTAACAGCCTTTGGGTACACACCATAGCTCACGCATCTGACCATCGTATCTGTCCTTAACCTTCTCGACATCAGTCCTAGCCTCACCATGAAACTGTGCAGGGATGTTAGCTTGGTTAGGATTTCTGTGTGCCATCCTACCTGTCCATGCACCAACGTGAGTAAAGCTACCGTGTATACGTGAATCGTCACCACAATGTCCTAGCCACTCCACTAGTGAGGATCGTCTACCCTCAAGTGTCAACCACTCTGCTAGACGTTTGCCACCTACAGGAGCAGTGTCAGGTAGTGTGTTAAGGTTTGCCTCAGATAAAGTCCATCCGAACTTAGCAAACTTCTGTCCTCTTTCATCCATTTTGTTCCTCATGTTTCTGTAAGTAACTAAGTGCTCTGGTTAAACCTTGAACGTCATCCCCTAGCATACCTAACCCTATGTTACAGCTTTTACAAAGCCAACCTCTAAATGTTTCAGTTTTTCTACAGTGATCTAAGTGAACGTTTCTTGTAGATAACTCTTCTAGACTCCTGCCACAACAGTCACAATCAGTGGACTTAGGTGGTGTAGTTGGTAGCTTCTTAATACTAGCAACAACTCTATGATCTTTTCTGTCACACTCTCTACAAAAGTTTTTTAGGTGTGACCTCTTACCGTTATGTGAGTTCCTTGAAAAGAACTCTTCTGTTGCAGGTAAATCTTTTTTACAACGATAACAAATTTTTGTTTCAGCGAAAAGTTCTGGTTGACTGTCTTTCATAATCAATATGTCCTTTAGTTTTCTCAAAGGGTTTCCATCCTGCTTCCCATAGTCTTTCTATTCTCATCTTGGGTGATGCAGGGTTAAAGTCAATGAAGTCATAGCACACTAGCTCAGGGTCTTTCTTTGACCAGTCAACTTGTGTCTTTGCGTACTTGGCCTGAGCGTTGGTCACACTACTGAACACAGTACCATCAGCTTTCTTTCTGTACTTGATGCGATTAACTTCCTCTAGCTTGGGTGGGAAGTCATCTTGGAAAGCATCCTCAAGGTGTGCCTTGCGTTGTTCTATCTCATCCAATAGTTCCTCAGCCTTGGCCTTGTTGAAGTAGAAGCCGTTGTCTGTCATGGTCTGACACAGTATTTGTATGTCATGCTCACACTTCATAGACCACTCCCACTCAGGATTGTGTATTTGTTTCTTGAACTTATCATACACCTTTAATGTAACTGTAACGTCCTGATGGCAGTACTTGATCATCTCATCTGACAACATAGAGAAGTCTGAGAAGTCCATCTTGAAGTTACCTAGCCTGATACCCCAAGCCTTGAGGCCGTGACCATGCTTGATGTCGAAGTCAACTAACCTACTGACAATCAGTGTATCAATGACTGACTCAAGTGGTATCAAGTCTTTCTTTACAAGACGATTAATAATAGGAACATCAAAACAGATTCCGTTGTGAAATATAAACCTATCGTATCTACTACAGTATTCAATGAATCTTTCCTTCTCTTCTTGTAGTGTTGTTAGGTGCACGAAGTGTTCCTTCTCACCTGTCTGCACATCCTCTGCACAGATACACCAAATCTTTTCAGGAGTCAGTGATTCTGTCTCGATGTCCATTGCAACTATCTTCATAATCTATCTCACTTTATTCCAATGTTTTTCTTCAAATGTTTTTATTCTATGGCAGTTTGCACATAGCACTTCACAATTAGACATCTCAATTTTTAATTTTAGTTTTCCTTTAGTGTTATTTTTTAATACAGCATGATGGGCAATCTCACCCATTGTGTATTTTTTGAGTGATCTATTTATGTGATTAAACTCTAATGCTGCATGATGTTCTTTGTAACCACACTCAGCACAACCTTTAAATAATTTAAACCTTCTTATTATTTGTTGACCACGATGATAAGTCTTTCTTTTTCTTTCAGCATCCCAAGTTTTATACTCTTGACTTCTAACTCTTTCAGTCATCATCATCTCCTGTAAACTCTACCCACATTAGAGCCACTACGTTGAATATCCACAGTAAACTACTGAAGATAACCTTTGGGAAGCTCATCTCATGGGGTTTTTCTAGAAAGTAAAATATAGTTCTGACATGAACGTAGTATAGGAACACGCCAAAGAAATATATTACTGCTGCAAACATAGCATATGGGTCAGTGTACTGCATATTTCTCCTTTAATGTAAACGAATCAGGATCGAACTCTAATTGTCCTGCGTATCCTGTCGGGCCTACTGGCCTATTCTTTGTCACTAGTAGTCTAGTTGTGTTCCTCTCTTCCTTGTCCTCTGACATCTTGTCACGCTGTAGATCAACTACAACTGAGGCACGTTGCTCAATCATACGACAGTACTTTACTTGACCGTCATCGTTAGTGTGTCCAATGGTAACTATACCTACACCTAGCTCTGCCGCAAGCTTAGACAACCTGACTGACAAGTCAGCTAGGAACTGCTCCTTGCCATCCTCACTACCTGAGTTGGCTGAGATGTCCTGTATAGGCTCAAAGAATATGTAGTTAACATCACATGCTTGAGACAGATACCTGATCTGTGTGAGCAAGTTCAGTGGGTCATCCTCATCATTGAGGAAGAACTGGTATAGTCTCTCATCCTTGGTTAGCTTGGTGATAGCTTCCTGCACCAGACTGTCAGCATCCTTGTCCTCGATCAAGTCCTTGCGTGTAAGGTTATCACCTACTTCATAGGATACCAAGCCAAGGATAGACCGTAGCTTAGTCTCTTCCATGTGCCACGTAGCTATCTTGATGTCAGGGTATTGACTGAGTATTCTGTACTCAAGGTAACGCATGAACTCTGTCTTACCTATGCCTGTCTGTGCCTTGAACAGGGTGAAGTGTCCTTGCATCAAGCCTAGACACATCTCATCGAACTCCTGCACACCTGTCTCCACGTAGATGTGGTTCTCTGACTTGTTGTACAATCCAAGGAATTGATCAGGTGTATTTAATATGTTAGCAGGTGTATACTTCCTAGCATTGAACCACGCTGACTTGAATGTCTTAGCCTCACCCTCTTGTAAGAACTCATTGGCATCCTTGTACTTGTCAAGCTCCATGCGATAGACCTTGTTAGGGTACAGGCTTGCTATCTTTGCAGCTACTGCATTGCCTTGGTCATCGTGTTCGATAGACAGTATTATCTTATCGAAGGAACTAAGGAACTTGTTTATCTTTTCCCATAGCTTGTGCGATGGTGTTGACGATGGCAATGACACAACAGGGTTGTCGAACTTAGGATTGTATATCATTTGGTAGGCTGACATAGCATCTAGCTCACCCTCTGTGATAGTAATGATCTTGCTTGTACCACTGTTCCATAGGTTCATGCCGAACAACTCATCAGTCTTTAGGTTCCTAGCACTGAATGTCTTTGGTAGTTGTCTTATCTTTACACCACCCGAAGGGTAGATGTACTCTTGTTTTACTGGTTCACCCTTGCCGTCTATGAAAGTCTTACAGTCGTAGAACTCCATAGTTTCTTTGGTGATACCTCGATAGCCCATGTGTACAGGTTTGATAAACTCTGTAACATTTGACTGTTGTTCTTGTTGCATATCCCAAGATTCCTTGTTGTGTTTGTAAGTTGGATACTCTTCTTCTGCCCAATTGTCAAGGTCTTTCATTTGTTTTGGGTAAGACCTGTTGCAAGAATGACACTTACCTGCCATAGTTTCTGAGTTATATGAGAACGCATCACTGCTATCGCAGTCAGAGGCAGGACATTCTTTGTGGCTTATCCAAGTCATGTTAGTACTCCTTTAGACTTACTCCATACACTTCTACTTTGTAATTGTCAACCTTATTCTTTATTATGTCATCTAAAGTATCAGTAAGTTGTATGACTTGTTCGTTATCAGTTGGGTTTGGTTTGAGTACATCTTGGAACAACTCAACCACAATCTCTCTTATCATTTGTCTTGTTGTATCGTTTATGTACATATCAATCCCTTCCTGCTAGTATTGGTTCATCTGCTAGACCACAGAAGCACTCGTTCTCCTTTAACTCAGCGATCCTTTTGTATGATGCTTGTAGTTGTGCTTGTAGTTCTATCACATTTCGTTCTATCAAATCAAGTTTATTTGACAGACCTATGATTATCTTTCTGTTTTTCTCAGCTTCCATTTCATCAGGTAACATTCGTTTCTCCTAAAGCTTTCCATGAAAAAGGAAATAGATCCTTCATAACACTGCTTATTTGTTTAGCTACTACTTGTGTCTCTAGTTGTGCATCGTTCTTTAATCGTAAGCTACACATCTTAGCGAAAGCATACAGTGACCCACTCCAGTACCATTCAGTGTACATACTCTGAGGTAGTACCATACGTGCTTGCTCTGGTGCTACACCATCAGACAATAAGTTATGATAAGTTTGTAAAGCATACTGATGCGTTGGTTTAGTCTTTAAATCTACGATACCATAACTGCCTTGCTTCTTGTCTTCACTACGTCCACGCCATACGACAGGCTCATAGAACTCAGGCTCACTGTCTACGTAGCGTCTGCTTATCTCATTCCAAGGCATGTACTCATGCTTCTGTAACTGTCTAGCTACAAAGATAGGAGCCTTGACATGGAACGTAGCAAAGGCATGGTTGAATGGTGACTTGTGTTGATGATTGGCTAG